ATTAACTGAAATCCCTAATGTACCTGTGCTTGGACTATAAATTTGAGGTGATGTTGCAAAAGATGGAGTGGCTTGATTATCATAAATAGCAAGTAATTTAATAAATGCTTGACCATTTACATCAAGTTTACTATCAACATTAGGAATGCAATTTATTCCAATATTCCCAGATGATGTAATAGTCATTCTTGTAGCATTTCCTGCACCAAAAATTAAACTTCCTGCTTCATAATTATATACATAAGCATTAACACCATAATTACCTATAAAAAATCCATCCCCATCTGTTGTGCCTGTACTTGAATTTTGAAAAGCTAATCTCGATGTTGTGCCATAAATAACCATTTTAAAATCAGTTGTAGTAGGATTTAATCCTAATCCTATTACCCCTGTGGCAGTTATGCGCATTTGCTCTGTTCCATTGGTACCAAATAATATTGGTGCATTTTCGTAATTATATACATACGCATTGGCACTATAATTACCTATGAAAAATCCATCACCTGCTCCGGTTCCTGTTGTAGAATTTTGGAATGATAATCGTGAATTAGATCCATATAAAACTAATTTATAGTCTGCATCAGGTACTATTGTTCCTATTCCTACACTTGTTCCATTATCAAATAAAGTACTATTATTTAATGTGGCTGATCCTGTCCATTTAGTTATATAATTAGCCGTACCGGTTCCGGAAATACCTGCTGTAAATGTGGCTGTGTAATTAACCACATCCACAATATCATTTAAAACTGCTCCGGTTCCTAAAACTACTGTGCTTGAATTTGTGGCCGTAAAATCTACTGTGCTTAATCTTGCACCATTTATAAATACATCTATTAAACCAACCGTATATCCACCAATTATGGTAAATGTTGTCTGTCCTGATGTGGCAGTAAATGTGCTTATATTTCTAACTGCTGATGATCCGGCACTATAATTAGGAACATTTAATGTAGATCCTACCAATGTTGCCGGCCCACTTGTACCTAATGTAGTTAATGTAGATATTCCGGCTGCAATTGTCCATGATCGATCAGCTGTCAAATCATAAGCTGTTCCATTAATTGTTAAAGTTCTGGCATTTGTTACAGGTGTAAACCCTAATGCTGTAGTAACATTTAAACTTGTTAATGATAATGTGCCACCTAATGTCAATGATCCTGTGGTAGTTACGGTGCCTGTCAATGTTAAACCACTAACTGTGCCTGTGCCACTTACACTTGTAACGGTTCCATTTGTATTGGATTTATTGTTAAATGTTGTCCAATCTGTGCTACTTAAATAGCCATTTGTGGATCCAGATGCTTGGCTAATTGAAATTACATTACTTGTAATACTCAATGGCGCCGTAGCACTTGTAATCCTATTAGTATAAGCTGTGTCCCAATTTGTGGCGCTTGCAGTTGTAGGTATTAAATATCCTGCTGTTAAACTAAAAACACCTGTTGTATTGGTATAAGTTAAACCGGTGGCGCTTGATGATAATGATGTTAATGAAATAAAACTACTTGGATTGCTTGCCAAATAATAAGTATTACTATCCACCGATCCATCAGCTTTTAAAAACTCTGTTGCTATGCCACCTAATTTTTTTAATGATGTTGCAATAATGGATCCGTTTACTTGGACTGTATTAACATTATCGTTTACATTTGTTCCAAATAACCATTTCCCATCACTTGCTATTCTGGCGCTTTCAATGTCATCGGCCCTAAATATTACCGGATGTGGTGTTTCTGATCCTATATTAACTCCGGAATTTAAGGTACTAAATACCCCTTTGATTGAATTGTCTGCATGGGTAACCCCAATTAATGCAGCTGCTGAAATACCCTGTACAATAAAGTTTGTGGCACCGGCATAATATGCAGGCAATTGACCTATAAAACTATCACCAACCGAATCAATCCCACCCTTTGCTGTTGCTGATCCATTGGTATAAAATTTTATACCTTGGCCTGCCCTTGTAGCTACGATTGCAGCATCAGATGTGGTATTTGCTTGCCATGATCCAGATACACCAAAGATTGCCGTTTCTGTGCCGTTCTGCCTTGCGCTAAATGATCCACCACCTGTTGCCCCTGTATTATCAATTATGATTTTTCCGTATGCTGTAGAATCTTTTGCATGAATTATGCTTGATGGCGCTGTTAATCCAACACCTAAATAACCCAATGATGATAATCTTGCTTTTTCTGTAGAATTTGCAAAAAATGTTATATAATCATTTAAAACACCTGTGCCAAATCTTAACTCACCTGTTACATCATAACGAAATAATATTTGGTATAAACCTAAATGTATTCCCCAATTATCATCTACAGTTAAATTGCCACCAACAACAGTTAATTTGCTATTTACTGAATAATATGTACCATCATCATTAATAAAAACCTGACTACCATCATCATAAATTAGTGAATTTGTAATACTGTTTACGGTATCAAATTTAGGCACATAATTAATATCGCCTAAACCACTTATGCCACCGGCATTTGTTATAGCAGTTGAAAGATTAATATTTCGCCATACCAAATCATCCTCGTACCATTGCAAAATATCTTCATCTGTACGATCAATAACCTGCACATCATGCAGTTCCTCAATTTCATAGCCATTATCTACCTTAACATAGATTTTACCATGAATTGCATGGGCATAAACTACAAAACCCATAATCACTGTATGATCTGGCGCTAATGGTTTTACATTGGTAATATTACCGGCAACTAATGGTGATAAATAAAGTATGTCCCCATCGGCCCATGTTTCGCCTTGCAGATCACCGGTGGTATCTATTTCATTTACTAAACCGGATGATGTTACAAATCCTTCTTGATTGTTGTTTATATTTTCAGTAACTAAACCTAATGTGCCTGCTGATGTGCCATCTGTGGTGGCTAATGCCAAATCTACTTTTAACCTTTGACCTTGCGCCCCACTTATATAAACTGCTTGATAATTGGCCTCTAATAAATTTACACCTGTTTTATTTACAACCCTTGTAACTTGTTCTTGACCTACCTGTAATGTAACATTACCACCTTTTAACTTTAGATCAGCTGTGCCATCTGTGTTATTCCACGACATGGTGCCGGCTGTTACCGGAATTGCTGAATTTGTCGTATTAAATTGTACAAAATCAGAAATTAAACCATAGGTGCCTAAATTTAAATTTTGTGTGGCCCCTGTGTATGGCACATAGCCTCCACCTCCACCACCACCATTAACTATGTTCCACCATATTTTATCTATAGCAGTTAAAATAGTATCGCTTGCCGTTACTGTTCCTGCTGTTGCAACGAATCCTGTTAATGTAGTATTTAAAACTCTGGCTGTTGTAAAATATAATCGTGATCCTTCGGCTATTGCTGATGTGGTAGTGCCTGTAGGTAAATAGGTATTTGTGTCTAATGATCCATCACCTTTTAAAAATTGCGATGAATTACCACCTGTTACCTTAAATTGTGCTGCTCTTAAAAATCCATTTTGATCAATAAATACATTTGATCCACCACCAAAACCATCTGAAATTTGTTTTTCACTTGCCGTTAATATATCATTATCTATTAATTTTAATAGCGCTTTGTAGGTATCTGCAACAAGTTTACCGGTTAATGTAGCCATTTAATATTGCCTTTATATTTCGTGCAATTTAGGCAAAAAATCGTTTAAAAATTTGTTGGCCGATTGCTAACAATATAAGGATAATTAATATCTGATTTATTAATGTTTGAATCCACCCTATTTTTTTGGTTTCGGATTCCCTGTAAATAGTTTTTGTAATGTATCTATATTCGATCCTATATTCATTGCTATTTAAATAAGGAAAATAATTAATAGTTGCCTTTAGCTTGCCTTTTACACCACTTATAATCACTTCACCTTGCTGACCTTTTATTCTCTCTCTAAATGGCTTTAAAATGCCATTAGAATCACATGGATTTGTAATCAATATGGTATCTTTTAATTCTTTGTATTCTGTGATTATTTTAGTGATTACTACAGAATCTTTTTGATTAGTAATTACAGGTAATTGCTTTACTGATCTACACGAAAAACTAAAAATGATTAGTAAAATTGCAAGATATTTCATGATTGAAAATATAATTTAGCCTCTGCCATTCTTCTAATGGTTAATCCGGTTAATGTTTTGCCCCCTGATTTATTCCATTTTAAAAATTCATCTTTTATTGTTAGATCATTTGGATCCTTATTTACTTTTTTTAATAATGTAGATCCTTTTAAATTGTTTGGCCCTACATTATAACAAAATGAACACAACGCACTAAACTGATTGCTGTTTATATCATCCCTACAGAATGAATCTACTGATTTTTGAAATGGTTTTAATAAATCCATTAATAATTCTGTAGCTTTTTCCTCTGTGATTGCAGGATCTGTTAATTTTACCTTATTGCCATCTGGATAAAAGGTAGATCCATACCCAATTGTATTAACACCGGCAGGACATTTGTATGGTTTTGCTTTAAAACCCTCGAATTTTTTAATTAGATCAATTCCAAATTGATTGCAAGATGTTATTTTCACTCTATTGGTTTTGTTTTTATAACCTTTGGTGTTTTACCTATCTTTAAATTATGATTTTCTACCCTTAAACCTTCAATTTCTATGGTTAATTCATCCACCTTTTTGCTCAATTGATCCACTTTCGCTTCCAATTTTTCATTCATGGCAGTAAACATATCAATAACTTTCTGGGAGTTCTCTAATTGGATTGTACTTATATCGGCATTCTCTTTTCTTCTACCAACGATCCATCCTATAAATGCTGATCCTGCTGATGTGATAATGCCTATTAATGCTTCCCTTGATTCCATTATGATAATTGTTGAATTTTATTGCTGATTTCTACTATGCCACGAAAATAGGTATAATCTGAATCCTCATCAGTCAAATAGGTAGTTCCTTCATTTACACAGGTAAATACAGAAAACCCATCGGCTGATAAATCAAAATATCCTGCTGATCTGGTTCTTATTAATTGTAAAATTTGTGAAATTGCCTGATTGGCTTGTAGTTCTCCACCCGAATCGCCACTAAATCTTGTTACTACTTCAATTCTTGTTAGGGTTTCAGTGATGTAACTTGATCTGTTAAAATCAGCTTCATTTGTACTGACTGAATAAACGTAAATGTATGGGTAAACTGATGTGCTTGGCACCCTATTATAAACCGGTAACACCGTAGCATTTAATGTAATGGTTCCGGTTAATCTGGTAATGATCGCCTTGCGAATAAATTGGATAGCCTCTAACATTATTTAGTCAATTGTTTAATTTTATTATCTAACCTAATTTCTAATTTATTTAATTCCTTTTTAACATTTGTAAAGAAAAATGGCCTTGCAGGCAAAACAACATCTTTAACCCCTTTGCCTTTAAACTGCGCTGCGTAACTATCATTAAACCCTAATGCCTTTAAATGGCTTAAATCTACCTTTCTACCTGTACCAAATTCAACGTATGGCGCATAAGGTGCTTTGGCAAATATGCTTACTCTATTTTTTCCTACCCTTTCAAAAAAGATACTTTGCATCAAATTGCCTGTATCCTTTTTAACATCTACTTTCATTCCCTGTACAGCAAATGCAGCTGTATAGGCCAACTCATTTGATAATTCCTGTGCAGCCAATTGGCCTAACTGTTGGATCTTTTTCTTTAATGAATTTAAATCCCCTTCATTAATAGTTATGCCATCCTTTTTTGCCATTACCCTTCAATCTTGGTAGCTGTTATTTTAACCCAAAAATTCTCTATGGTTTGGTATCCAGAATTAATCCTATATGTACTTGCATTTCCTTCTACCTGTAATATATCTTGATTCTGAATTAGATCAGCTGTTGGCCTTCTAATCATGATCTCAATTTTTGTTTCAAGTGATCTGATCCCATTCTTTGCAGATATATCCCCAGATGTTTCCAAAACTCTACACCAATATGTTCCAATCACAGCTGTGGTAGATGTCCATCCACCATACCCATCAGCAGTTTTAGTTAATCTGCTTACTATAATTCTTTGCTTTAGATCACCTGATGTTAATGCCATTATACAAACATTGCTTTATACCCATTTAAAATACTTTGTGCTGATGATGGTACATCCTGCACAATGGTTCCTGTAACGTAATCAGTTCTATTATCATAATAAGTACTAACCATCATTAACAATGCTTGCTTTAATAGGCCATCATTCATGCCGGCTGTAGTGTAATTAATCTTAATATTAACTGCATCGCCAATTAGTTCTATGATCTTATCATCTAAACCAAATACGGTGTATTGTAAAGCTGTATTATCTACGGTACCTGTAACACTTTGGATTGATGCTATTGGGCCAAATGGCACATCAATTAACAAATCAAAACGTACTGATGGCAAATAATATGTTCTTGTCTTTGCTACTATATCTCTGGACATATAATTTTCGGCTGCTATTCTTGCAGCTGTGATCATAGTTCCAATCAGCGCATCATCTGCTGATGTATCAATCCTAACAAAGTTTTTAACATCACTTGTGGTGATAATTTCTGATCCTGTAGTGCTATTTATTTTTATTTGGCGCATTTTTCTTTTTGTTTATAGCTTTAGTTTCGTAAACTATTTTTTCTTCTTTGGTTTCTACTTCAACCATTTCCACTTGTTTTGTTTCTGCCTCCACCATTACACCAATTTTCTTTTCTAAATAATATTTTTCAAGATCCTTTGGTAAATAATAGGATTCACCTGCAATGTGCATAATGCCTCCATTTAAAACAGTCTTTATTATCTTAATTTGTGCCATTTTAATCTATGTTTTCGGTTATCTCTAAAGATTCTTCATCAATAACCGGATTTATAATTTCATCTATTTCTTCTTCTATTACTTCTTCTACTTTCTTGGATGATTTAATGGCCCATCCTTTTGATATAAACAATTTTTCAACTTCCGATGAAACATCAAAAATACCGTATGCCTTATAATAGTTAATACCATCATTGACATTTTTTAGCATTGTTATTTTGCCCATATTGTTTTATTTTTTGAACAAATATAAAAGAAAATGGCACCCAAAAATCAGGTGCCATTATTCTATTTGGATTAATTGACTAATTAGTCATTGATCGCTGCAATATCAGTAGAGAATGTACCACCAACAAAGGCCAATGGCGCATAGTTAGTTAATGCAATTCTTTCTGTTAAACGAACAGTAACAAATCCTTCTCTTACGTTAATTCCATCCTCTCTAAAGAATTCTAATGCAAGATTCTCACGCACCCACATTTGAGTACCTAAAGCAAAGTTACCAACTAAATAAGTTCCTGCAGTAACAGCTGTATTAACTACAACCGGCACACCCAAGAAATTTGGTGTTAAACCTTGATAAACTTGATCCTTCAAATACTCATTAGTTGTAGATTTCAATAATAAGATTTTAGTAAAATCTGTTGGTGAAAGCATAATGTAATCAGCTGTGTAATTAACTAAAGCTAATTGATTGATTGCAACTGTTAACACATCAAATTGATTTGCTGCCGGAACTGCTGATGCAAATGATCCTGCTGCAAAAGCTGTAGCAATTGAATTAATACCCTCAATGTTTTGACCTGTACCATTACCATAAAGCAACTGCGCATCTTCAACAGTCAATAATTTTTCTGGCGCCCTTGCTGACAAATATGATGTTAATTGAGCAGTATCAGCTAACATTTCTTCTGAAATACGGAAATAAGTACCGATTTTTCTTACGTTTGCATCCTCTGCTGTCAAATCAAAATCTGATTCTGGATATAATCCACCTTGCGCGATTGGCGCTGCACCATTATCATAAGCAGTTTCACGCACAAAACGTACCACCTCTG